TCACCACGTTTAAATGCTAAACGTCTTTCTGAACCAGACATACCACTTACCCAAGTCACATGCTCTTTAAAGCAGGCAGCATAAAATACCATCTCTCTATGATCATCTGTTGGTCCACAAATTAACATGGCCATTGCCCAAGCTTCTGGTGTTTGACCAGATCCTGCAGCAAATTTAGGATAATCCATATCAGATCCAGTACGCATACCAGCAATAATGTTTAGATTCATAAGGCCGATAGATGTATACTCACCATAGTTATAGTCTACGTTCTCTTGTAAGAATGCAACACCATTACCACCATGTGATACCATGACAACTTTGTCGTCATCTCTCATATCGTTGTGCCAATTGTTAAAGCCAGGAATGTCTCTTGCTCCAGGCTGATGTAATAAAACTATCTTCTCTCCTAAGAAAGGTTCAAGTTGTTCAGCTATAATTTGTGCCCACTGTGATGTTCCGCCTCCAGGCTTCTGTGGAATTACAAATGTATAGTCGGCGAATGAGGTTGTTGATATAGCTATGATGAATAGCGCTAGTAGTTTTTTCATGAATACTCCAGTTTGTTATTTTTTAATGATAATCCAAATAGTACTATCATCAATAATACTAATCCTATAAAAATTGGCCTAGTCATCAGAGTTTCCCAGGTATATAGGGCACTCATCTGAATGGTTAATGTCTCAACCTTATAACTTAATATAAACGCCATTAGCATGGCTGGTCTACTATACTTATACGCCTTTCCAAAGACTCCCAGGAAAGAACATAAAAGCAAGATTGCGTAATCTTCCCACCCGCCAGTGTACTGAGCACAAGCCCATACAATGAAACCTACGAGGAAAGGAAAATAATATTTGTATGGCACATAAGATATCTTACAGATATACTTGTTTAATGTTATGCATATGATAGCAACTAATACTGTACCCCACATAAATCCATATGTAAGAGCACTAAAGAATTTCGTGTCCGCGGCGAGATCAGGTGTACCTAATTCAAATCCTAAGTACATAAACAATGCTATGAGTACTGCAGCAAAGGAAGCACCGGGAATACCAAACAATACGGTAGGGATCATACTCGTTGCCTTCTGAGCATTGTTAGATCCTTCGGGTCCTATCACTCCTCTAATGTTACCGTTACCAAATTCTTCTTTAGGGTTTGCAGCTAAGGTTGAACCATATGCCATCCAATCTGCAACACCTCCACCAATCCCTGGTAAGAATCCTACGAATGCACCTATTGCTCCACCTCTTAATGCATCCCATTTGTATTTCCATGTTGCTTTGATTCCATCCCATGTCTGGCCTGATGTATCATGTGGCTGTGCTGTTGCACTACCTTTCTTTAATCCATCTAAGATCTCTGGTATAGCAAATAGACCAGCAACCATTGGCATAATCTGAATACCATCAGCTAGATAGTCCCAACCAAATGTCCAACGATCAGCATTAGTAACAGGATCAACTCCTATCATACCGAGGAATGTTCCTATAAGAATGGCAATGATACTTCTTACCCAAAATCTATTACTAACAAATCCTACACAAGCAAGAGCTAACATGGTAAATGCCCATAGTTCAGGTACTCCAAAGATCATCATGAGATTCATATACCAAGGGAGTAAGGCAAACGTAAGTGTTCCCCATAGTAATCCATTGATTGTAGATGTAGTGATAGCTGCGGTAAGAGCATACGTTGCTTTACCTTGTTTGGCCAGTGGATGTCCATCAACCATTGTGGCGGCAGATGAATTAGCACCAGGAATTCCTAATAATACTCCAGAGTATGTGTCACCTGTAGTAGATGCTGCGACTGTTGCCATACAAAAGACAACGCCAAGATAAGGATCTGTGAAATAAGACATGAAGCTGAATAGAATAACAAGACCTGTTGTTGCTCCGGCTGCCGGTATTAATCCAATAATGAGACCATATAAGGTCCCTAATAACAAAGCTGTAATCATGATGTAGGTTAGTTTATTTTATTCCAATGTTATACTTGGGACATAATTCCCAATCGCCTTTTTCTTTATGTGATATTATTTTGATCTGGTTGAGAGGAGCTGTATCACCTATAGGTTTGACAGTCTCTAATAATCCCCAGTCAGACATGAGTGTAACGATTGTGTTACGTCTTTGAAGATCATTCTCTGTTAGATTAGATGGCTTACCATCCAATAAGAATAACTCTTTAAAATGTGTTATGAAATATCTACCTTGCTTATGCAAGATATGACATGATTGAAATAATTGTGAGTCCCGCTTAGATGCTACACCCATACGAGTTAATGTTTCTCTGATCTTTAAGAAGTCATCAGGTTCTGCAAGAGTAACCTCTAACATCATATCTGGTGTCCAACTTACTAAACTATCTTTGTGTTCCGCCATGCTGTATTCTTCCCTTTATAGTATTCAAATTTGCCTTACTTAAAAGCGGAAGAACATCACGAGCCTTTTCATTGCTATATCCATAATATATTTTAATAGCATCGATGTCCTCAGATTCACTAGACTTATTCCACTTGGAGAAACGATTTCGTTTCCTGATAGTATTTATAAGAAAATCAAACTGCAGGCGGCCATCTAGGTGGTGATACTTGTTCATCTCGTTGGCATAGATGACAGTATCGGGAAAGTAAGATAGACCACGGTTTACCATAAAGGCAGTGTAGTCTTTCTCATTCTCTAGTATGTCAAGTTTAGTATTAGATATAGAACTGATTAATGCAAATGGACTCATTTCTTTTTCCAGATCCATACAGCAAGTTGAGTATCACGACCAGTCATTTGTTCAATATGCATTTCTAGACACTCAAATTTATCAGCGAACCATTTGTGTGCACAGTCATCAGCATTTTCTAATGTCCAAGGTGCATACTCTGTTCCTTCTTCTTTGTTATCTTCTGATCTATTGATGTGAACTCTTACTGCACAGATTCCACCGGGCTTTAACCATTGGTGAAAGTAATCAAAGTAATATAGATTCTCATCGAGAGTACCAAAGTTACATGATCCTAATGCCATAACAACGTCAGCGAATTGTCTACCGAATATATGATGTGCCTCAGAGAAGCTTGCTTGAAAGTCTGCCTCTTCATAAGGAGCAATATCAAATCCAATAACATTATCGAACGTAGATTTAAACCCATTGATACCACAACCAGCATCGATAACTAATGGATTAACATTCATTTCAACAATGTAATCAATTAAAGTCTCAGCTAATATTAGACCAGATGTTGGATGTCTCTCAAATTTCTGTTGTGTGTATGGTTGGCGTGTAAAGAAGTCAATGACTTTACTTTCATTTGCCTTCATGCTGCGTATTCAGGTAGGTCAGTTTTTATATATTTGATATTAGCTAATAGGAATGATCTCCATGACTCTGCTTCAGTATCAAAGACTCTCATAACCTCTGGATTAATAGCTATTGGGGGTTTAGTGTCATCATACGCTTCATACGTTTGATCAATTATATCTGATTGAAGAGTACATAACATCTTACGTTCTGTACCATCTTTCTTTGTGAACATTACTTCAATGATCTCATTGTGTAAGAATTCGGTTAGATCTCTTCTAAGGTTTTTGCCAAAGAAATTACGTGTCTCACCACGTGGTGTTATATTTAAATATTTACTCATTGTCTGAGGCTCCTTCGTTTAAGAATTTATTCATGCTTGCAATCATTTTGCTTGCTTTGTCTAATTGAAATACAACATTGACCATAGCTAATGCCATAATAATTGATGCATAATTTGCTAACTGTTCTATCATTCGAACTCCTATTTAAATTTAATTCCAGACATGATTTCTGTCATACATGCCACTACATTTAATTCATGATCAGCCACGAAGCTATCCTTATATGAATAGTCTGCAAGTATCAGAACTAACTGAGGAATACTTGAAGGCTCAACATACTCTGACATGTTATCATAAATCATTCTAAACAACTTTGTAGATTCTACGTCAATGTTATCACTTACCCACTTACGCATCTTCTTAAAGTTTTTAGTCTTGAGGTCTTTCATCAGTCCAGCTATGCTTGTCTCAGATAGAGTAACAAGAATGCCGGTATCGATATGACCACTCATACCATATCGTTGACATTCATTTATGACACGTCTCCAATCTGGTATATATTTCATAATGAGTTCTGCAATAACTGCATCATCATGTATGATACCTTCGGAGTCAAGAATGAATTTAAGCCTAGACATAAATGCCTGTGCCATCACTACTTTACTACCTAGGTTGAATTCATATATAGAACATCTCGAATGGAGAGGTTCAATAATACGATTCTTAAAATTACATGTAAGTATAAATCTACAATTAGAAGAGAACTCTTCTATGAACCCACGCAATGCGGGTTGAGTAGATGATGGATTAAGATAGTCAGCCTCATCGAGGATAACAACTTTCTGTCCACCATGCAATGATACTGTACTTGCAAACTGTTTGATCTTACCACGGAGTGTATCAATGTTACCATCTTCGGAACCATTGATCATCATATAGTCAAGATCTAATTCATTACATAATGCTCTGGCAACTGTAGTCTTACCTACACCAGCAGAACCTGTAAACATCATATTCGGAAGCTCACCCTTTTGGACTATTTGTTCAAATGTATCTTTGAGTCCTTGAGGGAGAATGCAATCCGATATGGTTTGTGGTCTATACTTTTCTACAAATAGAAATTCTTCTTTCACATTGACCTCATAATATAATTAAGCATGGTACCATTATACCATGCTTTTGCTAAAAGTACATACTTACTCAGCTGTTTCTTCTGGTGCTGGTGGTACTGGTGGTTGGTTAGCATTTAAGAATGCTTGGAAGGCATTTCGTATTCTTCCAACATCTTGCATCTCTTCACCATTGATTGCACCACGTTTTGTAACCACATCAATAATTTGAATAGCACCTCTGATATCACCTAAGCTAATCGTAGCTTGAGCAATTACTTCATCAGGTACTCCTAAATCTACAGGGGCTTCGCTTGTCTGCATCAAGCCATCTGTTACTACTTCTTTCTTCGCCATATTATATCTCCTTATATGTCGTTGTTTTATCAAGGGCAACCCAATATTGTGTGCTGCCGGCTAGTACTGAAGCTATAAGCTTCTTATCAATACCAAACTCATACGAGTCTGAATTAATGAATTTAAAATTATTCATATCAAGTACTAAATCAAACTCTGCATCTGTATTTATACTGCAGTTTGCGATGTTCATAGTGAATTGATTTGAAGTTGGATTACTCTTATCAACAATAACGCATTCAACAAATGATGCTGAGCTGCTCTTTCTAATGCTTAATGTATTAGCTTTAAGAGTAGCAGAAGCTTTGCGCAATTGATTTAACTGATCTAACGTAAGCGTAAACATAATATCACTACAAGGTAAATCAATATCCTTGGTAGGAACAGTTAGAATGTCGATGTCAGAGAAGAAGTATTTAAACTTTGTGATACCATCAGTGATAGTCACAAACTTCTGATCAGGATCAAAGTCTAGAGTAGGATCATCGAACATACTTAGACATGCTAGGAATTCACCTAAGTCATATATGCCGAATGGATATGGACTTGCAAAGGCAAGATTAGATTTAGCCATGAGAGTCTTTGATGTTGACATACTCCTAATAATTCCACCTTCTTCACCAAGAGCAATATTACTATTGATCGTTTGAAAATTACTCAATACTTCTTTTATTTCATTACTAAGCTTCATCGCTTGTCTCCTTTAAGTCATGTTCATTAATTGCTAACAGAGTATAGTGCATGATCTTCATAAGATCAGTTCTGTTTGCTCCGTCTTTCTTACCATATCTTGATGCGTATTTTAATACATTACCAAGACAAAAACCAACACCATGCCCGGAGGCAGATATTAGATCCATACTTTGTATACCATTTTCTGACGCATAATGCTTAGAGTATGTACCCTCAACATAATGTGTTAACTCATGGATGTTTTGCTGTTCATTAAATTTCATATAATTCCTTTCTCATTAATAGTTATATTATATCACACATTGTGCGAAAGTACATACCTTTTATTAAAATATTTTCGTCTCCCATCCGAGCACGATTCCCCAATTGTCTTTCTCATAAGCTGGAGTTATATACCAGTTTCGATATTTAACTCTTGCGAATGGTAACAAAGAGTAAGAAGAGTAACCAGTCACAAGACCTACTTCAACTCTTCCGAACTTCTGTCCAACATAAGTACTGATCTTTGATTCACTATTATAATATGCACCAACAATAGTACTATTCAAAATTGAATGCTCTACCTCACATTGTACATGCGGATGGATATTTTGATAGTCTCCTTGCAATCCCATATGGATTGATGCTGCTAAAAATAATTCTAAACACATTATATACCTCCTACGGTTACGTTTTTAAAAATAAAGTTATGGTCTGGTTCACCACTTGGTGTAAAGCTACAACAAGCATATGCTCCTATCCAAAAGTTTGTACCTTGTACTGCTCTATAACTTGTAGTTCCTTTATAGTCATAGATCATTAATCCATTATGATAGATCTTCATATAGCCATTGCTCTTCTCTGATTGAATAGTTTCAATAACAAATTCATTCCACTCAGAGTTAGCTATACTTATTTTGCCTTTCCAATCATTATTAATATCTATTTCAATACCTTTAGTCAATGGATTATACCAGATGTGAAACACTGGAGGTTTTCCAGCTCGAGAATGTGACCATGCAGGATACAATTCAAACATAGTAATTCCAGGTCCACCATATCCAAGTCCGTCATCTTCACTTATATCTTTAAATGAAAATGTATATCGCCAAGGTTTATTAAATGTATAAGCTGTTTTGCTTACAAGTTGAGATCTAAAAACTTCTCCAGGACTTGTTGAGTCAGTGGCAGGATCACAATCATCTATATGACCTCCGCCTCCACCACCCCAAAGACATCCATTATTAATCAAGTTAAACTGGATCTCACCCATACCTAATGGGACAATAGTTTTATCTATGTGCCATGTAGACTGAGCTTTATAATAAGCACCTTCCCAAAAGTAATTATCTTGCACCTGAGCATTGACACCAAGTGCAAGTAAAGTTAATGGTATAATTAATTTCTTCATGCAGCCACCGCGTCAGTAATACGTGCAACTAATTGCTTATTACCCTTCTTAGTCTTATTGAACTTTTTAAATTCACGTTTAAGATCACCAATAGTATCAGCTTTTCTAGGAGTAAATTCATCCGTGTCAAACCTTGCAGATTTATTTATCTTAATTATGAAATAGTTGTCATAACCTTTAGCATTTTTCCACTCTGAGAAATTATCTTTTCTCCAAGTCTTAATGACATCAGAAAAATCTTTTGACTCATGGACTCCATGGTAACCTGAACCAAATGAAGATGCATCAGTAGCTAAATGGAAACCCATGACAGTTGCGCCAGTGATCTCTTTCAGTCTAATCAGTGCAGCTTCATATAAGTTGCGAGAGCTTGAACCTTCGATTGTTTTGTTACCGAACTTAATTATCTTATGGCTTCTATGTGTAATAACATCAGCTTTTTCGTCGCTATGAACATACACACCGTCAGGTTGACCGTCAGTCAAGAACATAATGTTTGTGTTTTGAATTGCGTGTTTACGTGTGAACTCTTTAACTTGCTTAGCCGCTAGGAAACATGTTTGGACTAAAGGAGTTGAACCCATCATATCTAACGCATGCATCTGATGACTATATAAATGATATTTAATAGAACGACTCATTGAGTGTGCCTTACCAATAGCGAACATTGTATAAGCAGCTTCATCAAAAGTCTTCTTATTCATTTTTGAAGAGAACATCTCAACGACTTTAGTAAACTTAGAATCAACTTCAGACTCAACGATAGGCATATCTTTAATACCTTTACCAACCTCTCTCCAATATGCAGTAGTAGTAAATGAATATGCTTCAAAAGGAACATTCACTTGACGACAAAACATTGCAATAGTAATTGCTTGAGCAACAACAT